CACCCTCTATCTGGAATCGTGACCCAGCGTAACGACCAATACAAACCCAGTCGCCTTCCTTACACCAAGCTCCGTCTTCTCCAAATTTATCAATATCTTTATATGCCAAAGGCCCCACTTTAGCTACATAGGCTGTAACTGTGGCTCTCGCTTCTCTTTCTCTTACTGGATCTGGAACATAAACACCACCTTCAGTTTTTTCTTTGCCCATGTAAGGCATAACTAATATTCGCCAACCCGTTGGCTGTGGTATTCTTTGTATTAAATTTAACTTCTTTGCTTCTTCTTCGGCTTTCTTTTTAGCGTTCCTCTGTGCTAGAACGTATTCTGGTACTATCAGACTCATCATCCACCTTCTTTAGCAGGGTTTGTATGTGTTCCAATGCGTAGGTTAATCCCTGTATTTCGCCTACCATCGCTTTGTATTGACCAATATCAGATGCACTACCACTAGTCAATGAAATACTTATATCATCAATTCTATTATTCAAGTCTCTTTTATATTTATTTAAAAAATCTGTTATGTACATGTTTGTCCAAAAGCTCTCAATATTAATTAAAGTAAGAACTTCCTGATGTGATTGATGAAAAGTCGCCACCTTTTGTTGCTTCATATTCGGGAGTTCCCAGTGTGGTGGCATTCATAAGATCAGAAAAAGAAATATTACTAGGGATTTCAACATTCTCTTTAATTGATCTATCAAAAGCATCTTTGATTTCATCTTTAGACATGGTTCTAGAGCTAGGAGCTATAGAAAACATATTGTTTATAGAACTTATTGCTTCATCTGCTTTACTCTTTCCTATTGGATCAAGTGCTTCTATTCCTACATTAGCTTTAGGTGATGCACTAAACTGACCAAATCCTTGTGCCTCTCTTTCTTTCTCTTTCTCTCTAGAACTAAGAACGTCTTCAATAGCTTCTTTTGCTGTGCTATAAGCTTGTGTTCCTGCACCACCTGTTAAAGCGTCTACTATTCCACCGATCATACCTTTAGAACCTGCGTAACTTGGAGATGCAGGATCTAATGTTGCATTATAATTGTATCCAGTTCCTATCGCCCCTGGTGCTCCCGGTGCTCCAATAGGAGCAATAGATTTTTGTGTTTTACCTATCATAGATAAAGGTAGACCAAGAGGAGTTAAACTCATAACACCTCTTGCGATCATTTCAGGTACAGTCATTTGTTTGTCAATGCTTTTTACTGTCCCAAAAGCAGTTGCTTGTCCTTCAGCACCCCTTACATTACCTTTTGCATCTATTGGATTATTATACACATCAAGAGCTATAGCATTTATCTCTGCAACCCCTTGAGGACCACCATACTGGTCTGTGTAATCTACATTTTCTGGTCCGAAAAGTTGTGACCAAAAGGAGTCTGGATGAGGATTATAATTAGTTCTGCCAGTTGCAGCATTGAATTGAGTTTGAGTCATTCCTTTTCCGATAGCACTTGGGCCATAAAGACCCATTGCTACTTCCATAGAATCGGTAAAGCCTGGAACGTCTATACTACTAAATTGTTGTGAGGCTCCGTCATCACTTGTATTTGGACCAGCTGGTCCAAAACCCCCTCTTTCAGAAACTTCAGCGGCTTCATCCTCGTCTGAAGGACTTACTCCAGGATCTGTAGCTTGTGCATCATTAGCATAAGACACTTATCTAACTCCTTTAAATCCTAGTCCTTGAATGGCTAAACCACCACCTTTAGCTCTGGTAACTGGCTTTTCCTTCATTTTAGCTCCTGCTATTCTGTCCGCCTGTGTTGCTTTTGGGTTTTTATCGATACCTGCTTTAACACTTAGCATTCCAAAGTCAGTGGCTCCGCCACCTGCTTTAGTCAATACTATTTTTTTTATGGCTTGTTCTGCTTCTTCTGGAGTAATTTTACCTGTAACTGATTGATTTATTATGTTTTTAAAGTTACCCATTTTTGCTTTGTTAGTGGTTTTTTCTTTAATTTTAGTGACCTTATTAGAACCACCACTACCATATTTTTTTGGTTTCATCATTTTCTCCAAGATTTGCGATCCACCGTCCTAGCGACTGCGACCTTTGTTAATTAAGTTCTGTGCTTGATTTTTACTTATACCTAAATCATTTGCAAATTGTCTTACTCTAGCCATTACATACACAAGTCCTGATACTTTGTTGTGTGAACTCTATGTTTTGATAATTCTCTCTCTTTAGAAACACCAATACGATTACCTGTTCTAAATATCCATTTTAATAATCTAGTCATCACGCCTTCTTTATAACTTTTTTTAATACTTTAGCTTGTTTAGAATGTGATTTAGATGCCTTCTCTAAACCCTTAATAACTTTTTTTATCTTGCCGATTTTTCTTTTCATTATTTTTTACCCATAAGTTTCATGGCTTGTCCAACACCTTTAATACCAAATGAACTACTTACCGCTATAAATAAAAGATACTGGTACCAATCTGGTAAAGTGTTTAATACTTCAAACCCAGTTCTTACATATTCTGTGAATGACGGAATGAAGACTAAAATTGCAGGCAAAAGTAGGACAACTAAGGCAAATTCATCCTTCCAGGATCCATCAGTAGCATCAGCCATAGACTTTTCCCACTCGACTTCGCCAGCTGCAACTCTCTCGGCAACTTTAGCTTTAGCCATAACAGTAGCAACTTTAGCTTTGCCTTCTGCCTTTGTCTTCTCAACCTTATTGTCCATCCAGCTAGTCGCTAGATTTGCAATAGGTCCAATTAACGCTGCGAACATTTGCAATCCTTCTTGGAAAAACTACTATCTATCCAAACCTTACCATAGTATAAGATAAAAAGCCAAATTGTAAATAGTGTTCCTTCTAAGTACGATAAATCATTCCACGCATCTAATACCATATTTTCCATTTTTATCTCCTATTTAGCTATGCTTCGCAAACTTTCCATAACTTTATCTATAGATGGCTCTTGACCATTAGGATTAAACACACATTTATAATTTCGTGGACATCCTACATGAATATCCGTGAATTCTAATTCATATGTCCTTTGAGCACCAACATAAATACAAGCCATCTTACCTTTAAAAACTTTTTGTTTCTTCAACCTACATGTTGTCATTTTGGGAACAGAAGTTGTTCCGTTATTTATTTTTTGATTTCTAGTATAATCTTTACCATACGCTTTGGAAGAAAAAACACTAGCCAATAACAATAAGAAACCTCCTATAACAAGAACTAGAAAAAGCCAGCCTATGGCTTCCCCTACTTGTCTTCGGAGTTGTTGTTGTTTATAAATTGTATCTTGACGTTGTTTCCTTATCTGTCCTTCCATCTTGAGGAGTTCATCATAAGCCCCTGGGCCATGGGTCATGTTTAAAAATACCTTGAGTTCATACCTTTGCTCCTCAAGTTTCTTCTTGGCTGCATAAGCAGCAAGAGCGGCTTCTTCGATAGAACCAGCTTTAAACAATTTACCAAACAAGGGAGGATTTTTAGCTTGCTTTTCTGCATTATCAACGTCACTTACAGCACCCATCCAACGTCCAATGTCCCCCGACATTTGTTCAATGTCACGACCAACCTCAAAACCTTTTTTAATGGCAGAGAAAGCTTTTGAGGCAACGCCTACAGCCACCGATATAGTTACTGGATCCATATCTCCACTATATCACAGATTATTTACGTTTGTTAGCCGAGGCCATATTAATTCTGTAAATATTCACATCATTACGATCATCAGCAATGTTTTCTTGTAGTCTTTGTCTTTGTTGAGCTAAATCATAAGCCTGTTGGATCTTAGCTGTATCAACTTGAAAGTTCATTTGATCATTCATAGTTTTTCTTTGAAGCTCTGCTGTGTCATTCTCAAGCTCTTTCTTTCTAATCTCAACCAATGGATCTTCTGGTGTCTGTGGTGCTAATGAAGGTAGTAATTCATTCAATATTTCTCCAGTTTGTTGGGCGATGGCCGCTTCAACGGCTGCTGGATCAATTTGAGGCACAGGTTGGCCTTCCATTTGTGCTGCTTCAACTGATTTTTGGAAGAATGTGGTTACCTGATCACGAGCCATCATACCAATATGGTCTTGAACATGAGCATGTAACATCAAATATCCTTGTGGATTTGCTTGTGAGGCAGGATTTGCTAAGAAAGGTATGTGAGCTCTTACATGAGCTTCATGATCTTGCTCTGGGAACGCCTGTAAAGGCATACCTTTTAAGGCATTTCCATTCTCGGTTGCTGGGTCCACGGGCTGTGGTTGTGGAGGTTCTGGTAAAATAGCATCAATATTCTTAATATCTAACGCATCATACATACGTCTATACGCTTCTCGCAAATTATGCATTTGCGGTGCAGCTTGTGCCATCTGTAATTGTGTTTGTGCAAGCGATAATCGCTGTGCCATAGAGAAAATGTTCGGATCTGATACTGGAAGTATGTCCACACGACCATCAAAATCGGCTTGCATTGTCTCTGGAGGCACATTTCCAACAAAATAAGGGTATGGAACTGGATTTTCGCTAAAAATCTCCGCTAACATACGAAATTCTTGCTTTTGACCATAATGTAAACGCTTATGTATACTCGAAATGATCTTTGAACCTTGTTCAATCAACGCAACAGTCGTTCCAACTGGTGCTTGAGAGTTAACATCGGCTATTTTTGCGTCTGCAACCTGTGCAAAACGTCTTCCAGAGTCAACAACAACACCTAAAAGTTGTGCTAATGTGCCTGAAGGCTCTTTGTATGGCAGTGGGATAATGGAATTTTTGAGATCTCCGCCTGGGACATCGATGTCCCTAAACTCACCAGGATTAAGAGGCTCATCATCATTACGAATACGAACACCCCTTGCTTTGAAACCCGCTGGAAGATTTGATAAAGTACCTGCATCAATTAACTGCCTAAGAATAGAAGTTGCAGCACGAGATAAGCCTCCGATTGTGTGTAGTAACCCGAAACCATAAAATCCAAACCCTGGTAAAAACTTAAAGTGTACAAAATATTGTCTCTTTCTCTTTAATGGGTCTTGTTCTCTAAAGTTTCTAACCACTGAAAGCACTTTTCCAGAATTCTGATCAATGGTAATAATATAAGGTAGCATAATACCCGAAGGATTCCCCTCCATATCCGTGTCTTCAAAACCCTCCAAGTCCAAGTCAATGTGGCATTCCAGTAAGGTGTAAGAGTCGTCAGAGTAATTAGGGCGTAATCCCAACAACTCATCAGCACGTTCTTGGATAGCTCCTTCATCGTCACCATCGCCTGTTTCAGATAATTCAACATCTCTGTATACTCCTGCTACTTGTAATTTGCGAATATCATTATACGACATTCTCACTACATGTGTAACCCTCTCCGCTGTTCTTAAATCACTAGCTGAATACGGAACAACCATATCTTCTGCTGGTACGAACTTGGAAACGGCTCTCTGTTTAGTCTCGTCAAAATAAATCTTTTTAAATGTAGATCCCGTCAACGGCAAATAGAACAACATTTGATCCGTGTCTGGATCATATTCTTCCATGATTTCAGTAATCTGATAATTCATGAAGTCTTCTACACGTTGGGCTTGATCTTCAGTCTCCTTGGTCGGTGCACCAAGGATCTGGGTTTTTACAGGGCCACCACTTGGTAACATCTCTTTGTAAGCCTGTGCTTGAAACTGGGTCACCGCTTCAGAAAGCAATGGATGAGTTACACCTGTGGCCCCTAAGAAAGGTTCGCTTCGCTCTTCATAATTTATACCAAGTAACCCTAACCCTTTTGCAATCGCTTCTTCCCAGTCTTCCCTCGATTCAACGTCTTCACGAAACTTGGCTCTAATATCCGATGATAAGTCTCCCAAAACATCATCGTCAAGAACCTCTGCGAGATTGGCTGTATGATCATATTCTTCTGCTTCAACTTCTAATTCCTCATCACCAATCAACTCAACCCCCTCGGGTAATAATTCTTGATCTTCTTCTAATTCAACTTCTAAATCCAAATCATTTATATTGGTTGCCGTTTCTCCTCCTGCACCCATAGATGATTCTACCATGCCTGCTATTTCTCTAGGTTCTATTGCCATTAGTATATCCTCGTAGTTCGTTTTTTGCCTGGTAACATTCTATCTGAAAATCTGTTTGTAACAGTGCGATAGGTCTTTTTAATATTTTGTTTTTTCTTATTCACTTTTACTGAACCACCTTTCGCCCACATAGGTTTTGTTGGATTGTCCATAAATTCTTTTTTACTCTTATTATTTTCAAATCGGCTCGTTGCTTCTCTAAGTTTCTTCATATCAACAGCACCACCTGGTAATCTGAAAAAAGGATCTTCTGCATTTGGTCTTTGTCTTCTTGCTACTAATTGTTGCGAAGCAACAACTTCTTCTGCCACTTGTTTCTTTTTTTGTTGTTCTGCTTTTTTAGCCGCTTCTATCTGCTTCTCTTTAAATCTTCTTGCAAAGTCAGACTGTGCTTTTATCTCTTCTGGTTTTCTTCTTAAACCTGGAAGTTGTTGTCTACCAATACCTCTAACTCCTTTGTATAGTTCTCCTCCATACTTTTCTAGTAATAATTCATTACCAGTTCTTCCTGTTTCTTGTTGCTTGGCTATACTTAAATCTGGATCATATAACAATCTATTTTTAATTTCACCTGGCCTTAATGACAAAGTTTCTTCTTCAGTGATAGGTCTTCTTGCATAATTTACTGAATCTTCGACTTGTTGTATTTCTGGTATGTTTTGTTCACTACGAGCACGACCTGGTTTTTTCTTTATTTCGTCTAATTTAAATAAACCTTTTTGTTTACCGTCTTTAGAAATAATTTCTACTTTAAGTTTGCCCGGTTTATTAGGATCTCCAAATACTTTTTTACCAACAACAGCATCTGGCATAGTCTTTGTTGAAACTTGAGCACCTTCTTTCAACATTCCTTTTAAAAATTTACCGATATATCCTGACATTAGTAATATTCCCTTGCTCTACGAGGATACCAGTTCTCTGGAATCTCTTCGCCTTTTAAATCGATAAATCCACCTTGCCTAAAACGCATAACTGCCATTGTCATACTATCACAATAGTCATCATGGTCGCCATTCGGAAAAGATGCAACCTCTTCAATAACATCTTCTGCAAATTTTTCTCCTTCAGGATACCATACTTTGCCCGATTCGAAAATAGGCGACACAATATGCATTCTCATAGTCTTGTCTACACCACCACCACCTTTTCGTCTACCAGGACTAAACGTAGTAACAGGAAGATTTAACAATCTTAATTCATCAGCCAAAGGTTGTCCGCTCGCTTTTGCCTCAATCAACATCATGTCAGGTTCCCAATATTCATTTTCCTCTATCGCAATCTCCTTCAACTCGGGGAAACTCCATCTACCTTTCTTCGCATCCAACATAATTAAATGCTGATCCCCATTCTCTCTCGGCTCAAATACACCCCAAGTTGTAATAGCACTATAGTCGGCAGTCTCTTTTTTACTATATGCCGTATCATAACTCTGCACTATATATTCTAGTCTCGGTGTGTCGGATCTCTCCCACGGTTGCCACCACTCTCTCTTGATCATCGCAACAGCTTCCGATGTCGGATTTTGTTGCCACTGGGCGTTCCACTTGACCGGGGACAGTGAAGCCTTGACCTTTAATAGTTCTTCTACTTGCCAAAACTCAGGCCATAATGGTTTATCACTAGGAAGTATGGCTGGGAATTCTATAACCTCCCATTGATCGGACATACTATCCATCGCCATATTCTGAACTAATCGCCCCGTCAGATCCTTCTTAGACCATCTGGTTTGCACGATGATGATGGTTCCCCCCGGTTGTAATCTCTGTCTCGGTCCAGATGTATACCACTCATATGTATTATCATAAGCAACCGTGGACAATGCATCTTGTTCCGAGTGCGGATCGTCAATGATCAATAAATCCGCTCCACGACCAGTCATTGCAGCACCCACCCCCGCAGCAAAATATTCCCCGCCTTGGCTAGTCTCCCAACGACCTGCCGCTTGGCTATCCTGTTTCAAGTCCGTTTTGGGAAAGATCTCAGCATATATGGGATCGGCAATGAGATCTCGGACTTTTCTACCAA